CGTCTGATTCTAACAACGATTTAATAGAAGAATACTACGAGTGCTTAATCGAGTGCGATGACGATCAAAGTACCTGTAAACGTATATGTAAGGAGGTTTTAGTCTACGGTTAAAGTGTAAACTATTAAATCTAAGAACATGTTAATTTTTTCACATCCACCTTAACTAAATTTAAATAACAACTAGTCTAACAAATCCTTCTTGACTTTTAGTCGAGGAGGATTTATAATTTTAAGGTGTTTATGTAAAATATGAAAGAAGAACTAATAGGAATACTGAAAAAGTATGCGTACAAGCAGGGAAAGTTTACACTCTCTTCTGGTCAACAGTCTGAACACTATGTTAATTGTAAACCAGTTATCTTAACTGGTAGAGGATTAGAATTAGTATCTAAGATGATTCTAGAACAGGTGAATACAACTGTAGTAGCAGGACTTACATTAGGTGCTGATCCTTTAGTGAGTGGTGTTGTTTTAGTGGGTAAACTTTCGGGTTTAATTATTCGTAAGGAACCAAAAGGACATGGTACAGTATCACAAATAGAAGGACCACTTCCTTTTGTGGGAACTACTATAACTGTACTTGAAGATGTAACTACAACAGGTGAATCTGCTCTTAAAGCAGTGAAGGTTCTTCGTAATGAAGGTTTTCATGTTAGTAGAGTAGTTACTATCGTAGACCGTCAAGAAGGTGCAGTAGATACTATGAAGGAAGAAGGTATAGAATTGGTTAGTTTAGTTACTTTAAAAGAATTGGTCAATGTCCAGAATGAATGATGTTACTAAACTTACATTTGCTTTAGAACATATTGCTCATTTACATGATCTTGTGGAGGGTAATGAATACGAAGAGTATTTGACTCAGAGTATAATTACATTAGAAGTTGAATTAGAGAGACAATTGCATAATGAAAAATCAAAGAGAGGTTTAAAATGACAACTAAATCATTTACTAAAAAGGATAAGAAAGATCGTGAAGAAACCTGGGAATGGGAAGAGACACCTGAAGTTTTAGCAGCGTTAGAACAATTACATAAATCTAGTGCAGTTGTTAATGATTTTAGTTCTCAATAAAGTATCATTTATTCTCATTATGTGTGCTATATAATACGGTTGCATACTTAACAAATGTCATCTTATTCAGTAACATTACGCAGTTCAGATGGTTCAGAAGAAAAGTTTGAGTGTCCTCAAGACCAGTATATTTTAGATACATTAGAAGAAGAGGGATTAGATCATCCTTCATCTTGTAAAGCAGGTGCTTGTTCTTCATGTGCGATGAAAATTGTGGAAGGAACTGTTAATCAAGAAGATCAATCTTTCTTAGATGATGACCAATTAGAACAAGGATTCGTTCTTACTTGTGTTGCTTATCCTACTTCAGATTTAATTCTTCTTACAGAACAGGAGGAAAATCTCTACTAAATATTAGATTAGTACAATTACCTATTCATTTTGAAGGATAAGAAAGCAGCAAAGACTATTATTAAAAGAGCAAAAGAACATCCTGAGTGGTATACTGCTGAGGATGTTAAATTTGCTAAGATGGTGAAACGTCGTATTAAACTTGAAAAACAATCAAAAAAGGATGAAGTAACATGATTAAAAAAGAGTATACTGAAAAGGAATATTGGGAAGGTAAAGTTCCTGATGACCAATTTGATGAGTATTTGGAGAAATATGGTTATGAATATACTCCTACTGATTATGATAAGATTCCTGCTCGATATTGAGAATTGTTACTAAAGTCTAAAGACATTATTAAGTTTATAGATATTGTACCTAACTTGTGTTAGAGTACCCTCACACTTCTCCCCAAAAACCATGTTTATGTTTAATTTAGACGAACGATACCATTCTTATTTGGATGGTAAGAAGAAATTGCGTATAGATGGAGAAGAACATAGAGTCAGGGGATATGGTTATACGGATGATGGGAAAACTATTGATGGGTATTATTTGACAACAGATAATCTTACATTGTATTATAATAATGATGCAGAGTTCCTGAGAATGGAAGAACTTCAGACTGTTGTATAATATATTACTTTAATTATTATGAAAATTTTACTTGCTTCTCTTATTGCTCTTAGTGCATGTACTCCTGCGGTTGCAGACGAATATCAACCAGGATATTCATCAAGTAAAACATGTTATAGATCAGAATATAGAGAAGAATATATTCCTGGGACGGAAACTGATCCAGGTTATGTGAAGTCATGGAAAGAGACTATTGAGTATCCTTGTGAGGATAGGACTATTACTAAGAGAACAGTAATAGAAAGGGAAAGATATATTGATGATAATGACTGTAGTGAGGGTACAGTTGCAGGTGGTCTTTTAGGTGGAGGACTTGCTGGTTTTGCATCTCGCGGAAAAGATCGTTGGTGGGCAATTCCTTCAGGTATAATTGGGGGTGCTATGGTAGGATGTGCAATGGATGGAGGTTAATAAGGGGGGACGCTTAAAGTGTTTTTGTAGTGTACAGGGGAAACTCTGATGGTGAGAACCACCGAGCAAGGCAATGTAGCGAACTGAATGTCGTGGATAAGACCTTGCTCTCAAACTATTTCTTTTTACTATGGCAACAAGATCACGCATTGGTTTAAGATTAGCGGATGACGCTATTCTTTCAGTTTATCATCATTGGGATGGTTATCCACAGTGGTTAGGTGTTACTCTTGTTGAGAAGTACACTACTAAAGAGCAAGTTGCCGAACTTCTTGATGGTGGTGATATTTCTTGCATTGAATCTGAGACTGATTGGAACAATAAAGAATGTGAACCTCATGTTCAATATTATAATGACAGAGGTGAAAAGACTGAACCACGTTTAGATCTCAATGAGTATGATTTCTTTATGAACAATGAAGAATTTGCATACATTTTTGACGATGGGAAATGGTCATGCTATGATTTAACTCATAAGTATGATGATGAATTTAACGTAATAAGTTACACTGCTGAACTTGTTACTATTCCATCACCCGCAGCAGCAAGGAGTTAAATGTTAGTTGATTTAACTAAAAAAGAACTTCAAGCATTATGTGAGTTTATTTCTTACAATAATGATATTGATAAAGAAATTGATGCCATCTATGAAAAACTAGGTGGCATTTCTAAAGCATGTACTTGTAAGGAGGATTCTAATGATTGAAGGTAATGATTTTGGAGAATTCAATCAACCGATTAATCAAACTGAAGCATTGATTGATGAGTTTATTGCAGACTGTGAAATAGAAGCAGCAAAACTTGAAATTACTGTTGATTATTACCTAGCGGAGTTTATTTAATGCAATTACTAACACTCTTGTCTATTCTTGCAATATGTGGTATTATTGCAGGAGTATATCTGCTAAATCTTTATAACCCTCATTAAAAATATGACTACTGAAAAGCGTTACAAAATCCTAGAGTTAGCAACTCAAGGTTGGTCTTTAGTTGATAAAGATTGTCAACATCTTACAAAAGAGCAGTGTGATATAAAATTAAAGGATCTTATTGGTGTAGGTGTTAATCCTAATTCTATTAAAGTAGTATTGCAAGGTGATAATAGATTCACCGCTGATAGAACTGATAATGATGGTGGATTTTTACCTCCTCCTACCTAAATTATATCAATGAATGAACCTTATGAACCGGAGGTGAATGATTATGTTATATGGGAAAGGGATAGTTGGTTAGGTAAAACAAGTGATGAAGGTTGGGTGTATTTTAAAGCACCAGTGATGGAAAGTAGGAAGGGATTTGGAGATAATCCCCGATATATTACTATTGAAACTGGTGTAAAACCAAAACCACAGTGTGAATATGGAAAGAGTAGTAAACATTCTATGATTCATACGCTTCTGTTATGTTATGAATCTGACTGGAAAGATTTAAAGTTTGTGAAAAGACGTAAACCACCTGGGGACGTACAACACTATTCTGAATGTGATGACTGAGTTTGTGAGGGAGAAATTGCAGATAGGAGAGTATATCTATCCTTTTGCTGATAAAATTAATCCTCTTTTATACTCTCAAATTGCATTATTAGATGATTATAATTATAAACCACCTAATATACATGCACAGTTTACTGGATGGCATTTAGATAGTAAAGAATCAAATACTCTATTACAGTGGGTTAGTAATTTAATAACCCACGATTTTTTATGGTCAGCATATACTTTAAAATGTGTAGAATTATGGGGAGTTTTATATAAGAAAGGGGATTATATTACTTCTCATAATCATACTCCCAGTTTATTCTCTTTTGTATATTATGTAAATGCACCTAAAGGTTCTTCACCATTAGTGTTTGTAACTTCTGGACGTAAGATTAAACCAGAAGCAGGAAAAGTAGTTATATTTGAGAGTAGATTAAATCATGCAGTACCTAAGACTAAATCTACAGATAGATGTATTATTTCTGGTAATTTTGTTTGGGATAAAGGAGTAGGAGTTTATAATTTGAGCAGATAATATAATTAATAATAAAGGGGGACGCATAAAATGTTATCTTAATATAATTACTTAATTAACAATGAAACCTGCTGAAGTATTAAAAAAACTTGCTGAATTAAGAGAACAATGGCGAAAGCAAGGATTTTCTTATAGTAGAGAACAGAAAGCAGAGTATGACAAGTTATTACAGTTAAGAAGAGAACGAGTTCATTACTTCATTAAAAATGATATAGTATCTAAAGGAGGACTTCGTAAGAAGGAAGAACCAACTAAGGAGGAATCCTAAATAATTAAAAATCTTCTGTTTGATGAAAACCTTTCAGCAATTTATTAGTGAAGCATACTTTGATCCTAATGTTCAAGGTAGATCACAAGTACAGAGAGTAGGATCTGATGGTTCTAAAATCGGTGCTGAGAGAAAGAAAACTGCACCTGAGAGAAGAAGAGTTAAAGCAGTAGGTGGGGGTAAAACTGTACCTGCTAAGGAATATAAATCACGAAAAGATATTGGTACTCAGAGACCAAGATCTGAACGTGAGCAACAACCAACTCGTGAAAGAGGTACTGTTAAGTTATCAGCAAAAGAAGCACAACGTAAGGCATATTTAGAACGTAAGGCAAGAGAAAAGGGTGCTAAAACTAAGACTGCATCAGAGTTATTAACTAAGAAGACTACTAAACAAACAGACCCTGATTATAAACCACGCAAGGCATCTGGTAAGACAGAGAAAGAACGTAAAGCATTGTATAAGAAAGGTGAAAGAACATTACGGGATATTATGTTAAAGAATCTAGGTAAGAAGTCAGAGAAAGAGTTAAAGCATAAAATTACTTCTAAGTGAATATATGGGGGGACGGATAAAGCGTCCCCCTAGTGTACCTGTAAACGTCTCTATGGCGTTTTAATACACTTTATGGTATAATGTTATTGAATTGAGTATTTAATGATTAAACTTCGTCCTCATCAGTTGAATGTCTTATCAAAACTAAAAAGACACCGTAAAGGACAAGTTATTGTTCCTACTGGTGGTGGTAAGACGATGTGCATGATTAAAGATGCACAAAGACAATTTAATAGTTGCCAATGGGATATAGTTCTAAAGAATCCTGAAAGAAAGATCATTGTAGTTGTTGCTCCTCGTATTCTATTAGCACAACAACTCAGTGAGGATTTTGAAGAGTATTTAAGCATACATCCTATGCTTCAGTATAAAGTATTGCATGTTCATAGTGGAGAAACACATCACGAATCTACTACAAAGAGTGATGCTATTCTTCACTGGGTAGAAGATAACTACAGATATAATAAGTTAATCTTCACTACATATCATTCTCTTCATAGAGTACAAGAGGCAGATATTAATGTAGATACAATATACTTTGATGAAGCACATAATAGTGTTCAGAGGAATTTTATTGGTGCTACTGAGCATTTTTCATGGGAGTCAAAGCGTTGCTATTTCTTTACTGCAACTCCAAAACATTCTACGACACCTTTTAAAGCAGGTATGAATGATGAGGACATTTATGGTAAAGTATTAGCACAAGTTCCTGCTCCTCAGTTAGTAGAAGATGGGGTTATTCTTCCACCTAAAGTTGTAATTAAGAAGATAGATGTACCTGATGATAGTAGATTTAAGCATGAGCATGATTGTGATAATATCTTAGCAACTATTGATGATATAGTTGTTGATAAGATTCTTATTTGTGCCAGAGCAACCAGACAGATCACCTCTTTAGTATCACAAACTGATTTCTGCTATAAGTTACAGTTAAGGGGGTATGATTGGATGTATATTACTTCTAAGACTGGTGCAATTGTTAATGGCGTAAAAGTAGATCGTGAAAAGTTCTTTGAAACATTAAATGTTTGGGGAAAAGAAGATGGTAAAAGATTTGTAGTCATGCACCATAGTATTCTTTCTGAAGGTATTAATGTTAGAGGATTAGAAGCAGCGTTATTCTTACGCAACATGGATTATATTACTATTAGTCAAACTATTGGTCGTGTAATTCGCAAGGGTAATGAGAATAAAACATTTGGTCTAGTTTGTGTTCCGGTGTATGATAGAGTAGGTATCAGTACATCCCGTAGAGTTCAGGCAGTTGTTGATACTGTCTTTGAGCAAGGGGAACCTGCCATCTCTGTTGTTAAGAAATGATAACAAAAGGGGGTTAATTCTCCTTTTTGTTGACACATACTGTCAACCATGATATTCTTAATATTAGTCACAATATAAGGACTTATTTAAGATGAAAAGACCATTTGTAAGGGAAGTTGCTCCTAAAATGAGCATCTTTGCCAGAGATAGAGAACGTCAAGGTACAAAGTATTATCGCTTTGTTCACACCATTGAAGTAGATGTGGATGATTTGATTTTTAGTCCAAATGATCCCCGTGCTGATGGAATTGATCCTAAGCATGTTGAGGATTTGGAATTAAATCTTTTAACCGCAGGATGTGAAGAAGACGGAGAACTTGCTTCGGTTAAAAAGAGTAGAGAATATCCTGGCAAGTATGATGTTATTGACCAGCATCATTTAGTTTCTGCATTTAAAAATATAAAGCAGCAAAAATTAAATGTTGATGAGTATGAGTACACTGGATCTTATGGTGAGGCACATGAGTGGGCAGCAGCAGGAGATTTTGGATTAGAGATTAACAACAATCATCTTATCACTAAGAAAACTACAATGGCAAGTGTAGTTCATGCTGCATTAAAAAAGATTAAAACATGTGATTACATTTATGAACCAGGAACTCCAGTTAATGAGGGTACTATTAGAGAATGGATGAAAGTGTGTAAGCACGATCAGATATTTGCTAAAGGTAAAGTAACAGATATGGTGAATAAGATCCTTCACCCTACTAAACTTGCTGGTGCAAAAATACGACCTTTATCTGATGAACTGATTGATACATTATGTGCATCTAGTGGTGGTAATTATGGTGTAGGAGCGTTAAATGCAAATTGTTATGGTTTTATAGTTAAAACTGATACCTATGCTTCTGATGGTCCAAAGGGTTATAATCAGTTTATAAATGTAATTAAAAAAGGTAAAATCCCTTGTTTTATTACATATTCTGGTAAAGATGATGCAGAGAAGATTGTTGCTAATCATGAGGCATATTTTGATAAGATGTTTGAGACTTATGAAAAGCATATGGAATCTGTTGAGATATTGCATGGAATTAAGTTTCCTCTTTTGACAAAAAAGGAGTTCTTTGCTAAACTTAAAGCAATTGCTATTGGTCAAATAGAAGACGAATATTGCAATGGTGATGATTTTGTAGAACGTCCTTTAAATGTCTGATGTAATAATCTTACAACAATCTGCTGAAGAAATGAATACAATAGACCAGACATTTGATCTGGTCTATTATGACCCTCCCTTTGGATTACAGAGGGATTTTTCTATGTTAGAGGAGAATGGTGAAGAGAAAAGTTTCTCTGACCATTGGAAATCTTTTGATGATTATATTACGTGGTATGCAGATATTATTGATGAAGGGTATAATAAACTGAACAAAGATGGGTGGATGTATCTACATAACAATTTCATTGGAAATGCCTTAGTTTTGTCTAAAGTATTGCCAGAAGTTCGTGATAATTTTTATACTAACATATCGTGGAAACGCAGTGGTCCAAAGAATAATATTAAGAATGGTTGGGGTAACATAGTAGACTCAATCATGGTTATTAGAAAGGGTAATCCATATTTTCAGGTAGAATATACAGATCTTGATTCAAAGTATGAAAGAAATAGTTTCAAAAATAAGGATGATAAGGGTTACTATGCACTAGCAAAGACTACGGGGGAAAAGAGTAGACCTGGCAGAATGTTTGAGTATAAAGGTTATAATCCTCAGTATGGTTGGAGAGTTAGTGAAGATATGCTCAAAGAAATGGATGCTGTAAAGTTATTACATTACGGCAAGAATACATTATATAAGAAGATTTACTTGGAAGAAAGTAAAGGTGTGCCAGTTCAGAATTTGTGGGATGATGTATATTTTATTAGCAGAAGTGAGCAGAATAAACGTAAGTATCCTACACAAAAACCCCTGAAGTTGTTAGAAAGAATTATCAAGTCATCTTGCCCTCCTAATGGTTGGGTATTTGATCCATTTTGCGGATCGGGAACAACAGCAATTGCAGCACAATTGCATGAGAGAAATTGTATAACTTGCGATGTAAATCCTCAGTCAATTGAGTTAGTAACTGAAGCAACTCAAACTAACACAAACCTATTGGACTTTATGAGTTAACAAGGGGGGACGCATAAAGTGTTCCTGTAGTGTAATCACGTTTACACACTCTATGGCAACCCGCAGACGCACTTCAGCAACCAAATCCGCTAAGGCAGCATCCGCACCAGTTACTAAAGAGTCCATCGTCACTGTAAAGAAAAGTTCACCTAATCGTGCAAGACGTGTAAATAAAGTTACACCCATTGCAAAGAGTATCGTGACCGAAACACCAGTGACCCCAGTGGTTGAGGAAGTTAAGATAGAGACTAAAAAGTCTCTTCCTGATTTCACTAAACTAAGAGGACTTGATTTCGTTATTGTCCCTCTAGTCTACCTTGAGGCATTTGTAGTGAACATTCTACAAAACTTAGATCTTAAGGTTCCTGACAGAGTGGCAATCAAATAACTGACCACCAATCCCCTTAAATGGGGATTTTTTATGCTAAAATTCTTATTATGAAAAACACACATTTAGAACATCCTGAAGATGCTGTACTCAATGGTGATCTTAGTGTGTTAAATTGGTTTACCTCTAATGGTAGCATTTCCGCTAAGATTGACGGTGCTCCAGCAATAGTTTGGGGAACAAATCCATCTAACAATTTATTCTTTGTAGGTACAAAAAGTGTCTTCAACAAAAAACTCATCAAAATCAACCATAACCATGGAGATATTGATAGAAACCATCAAGGAAAAGTGGCAGATATTTTGCATCTCTGTCTTGACAATCTTCCTCATACAAGTAATATCTACCAAGGTGATTACATCGGTAGTGGTGGCACTGATAGTTTCAATCCTAATACCATCAGATACTATTTCCCAGATAAAGTTACCGAAGAAATAGTAATTGCACCTCACACAGTTTATACTGCTAAATGTGATTTAAGGGATGCAATCGCTGAACCTTTAACATATCAATTAGAGAGTGATTCTAAGGTGTTATTTGTTCAACCAGATATTACAATAGCACATAATAGAGAAGATATAGAGGATATGTGCCAGTTTGCAAGGCAAATGTCCACCCTATGTGAGTTTCCTAATGATAAACAAGTAAAGCGATTAAAGAAGCATATTAATGCTTGTATTCGTGCAGATATTGAGTTAGATGATTTAACATTAGATGCACTTGCACATGATAATGAAGTGGATATAAATGTTCTTCGTTTATGGAAATTAGTCTGGTCAATTAAAATGGATATGTTTTCATATATTGAGAGATTTGATGATATAGATTGTTATATTGATGAAGAAGAATGTGACCATGAAGGTTATGTTATGACCAATGATTATGGTATGTTTAAGATAGTGAATAGAGAAGGATTTAGTAGAGCAAACTTTAACCT